ATGAGTAACGCAACAAAAGAAGAAAAACTAACAGAAGAAGAAATAACAACAATCAATAATACAATCAGTGAATTTGAAAAGAACACTATTCCATACATTGAATCTACAAATGGAATTGTGAAACGAATAAAAATGTTCGATGTTAATAAGTCCGATGATTTCTATGTGCATGTATATATAGATGAACTCGGTTGGGCTAAGTCTACGGAAAGTGAAAAAATGAGCATAGCAACAACCATCGGTAGCTCCATGAAAATGATAGCTGGTGACCTGTCGATTGATACGTTTATTATCTCAGCCACGAATGACGATGTATTAGCAGAGCCTAGCGGTAGTAGTTATAAAATAAAACGGTAAATAAAAAAACGACCTTTCCCTAATCGGATTGGTCGTTGTTTTGTTATTTCATACTTCACAAGCCAATAAACAAACAATTCTAATTTATATATTGACAATTTTTGATCGGAGAGATATATTGAAGATTGGTTTCCTAACCGAACCAATTAAATGCAATCCGGTATCCGCAAAATATCGGATTCAAAGGCGTCCATTCTTAATTGAGTGGGCGCCTTTCCCTGTTCGCTATTCTTCACATTGAACCCCAACTATATCCGAAAATAATAACCGTTCAACCCCGAATGGAGTATCTAATATCAAGACCCTCGTCTGTTCATTGATATCTTCAATCTTCCCGCCAAAGTGATTAACTTTACCGTTCCCCCAGGTCGCCACATGCGTTGAACATTTACGCTTATAAGCGATTTCAATGTTTTCTTGAATCGACTGTAGATCAAAATCATCCAGCAGTGGACGTTCCGTGTAATGATCTTTATCCATCCACTTTCGAAGTTCTATAACGTGTTCAGGTAACATCATCGCCATCGACCATTTCTTGCTTCCTCTGTCATGTATGTTATCTAGCATCATTGCCCTTCCACAATGCTGAGAGTACGTGGGGAAGAATCGATATAATCTATATAACCATTCTTCCTCATTTTAACCAAGTGATCGTGAACTGTGGATACAGATTTAAGGTTCACACCTTCCGTTATTTCCCGTGTGGTAGATGAATACCGATTCTCTTCGATATATTTTTTAATAAACTCAAAAATCTTTCGTTGTCGTTCACTCATTAGTTTGCATCCCCTTTTCAAAGTAAACGCTTATTAATTCTTCCGTCCTGTTGCGCAATCGTATATTCATGTATCGTCTTATGTCCTCATAGCCATTATGGATAAATGCATACTCGGTGAACGAACCGTCTTTCCCCTTTTTAATCATCTTCATATTTTTGCTTCGAGCATAATTATTTGTTTCTTTCAATTCAGCTCGAACGGTCTTTAATGTATTTTCAACGATATTGATATAAGGTCCTTTTAATTTGAATGAACTAGTTTCAATCGCTTCACGATCTCTCTCCAAGATACTTATAATCATCGGTAAGTAAATCATGTTCTCGAAATAGGGTATTGCTTCTCCTGGGATTAACGGCACGACTATATCACCATTCTCTCTTTAGGTACGATGGGAACAAGCGCGAGTATATTATCAATTGTAAAAGTTCGCTTGGATTTACGTAGGAAGCAGTATGCACGGAATAATACCTCACCGACCTGCAGTACACTGATTCTTCGTTTACTGATTGAATCGTCTGCGGCCATGTACATCATATCTAAGGACTCATTGTATTCCACTGACTTGATTAATTGATTACGCACACTTGTTCCCCCTTTTTTGAATTAGTATATCGAATGAACGTTCGTATTGCAAGCAAATAAAAAAGCACCTCGTGAGAGATGCTGAAATTTAATCCTCTATCAATTGAAACCTGGAAACTATATTCCCGTCAACTTCAACCTTTTCGTAAAACATATCCCGAGGTCTCGCAAATACCTCACCATTGCAACTTTTGTAAATAACTAGTTTTTCTGCAGTTTCGGAATGGATAGCTTCACAAAGCACTTCGTAAACCGACCCTTTATAATGTTTATATCTCGCCATGCCAAACACAACCTTATTAATCATTATTGTAAACCAGAGGAAGAAATTGAATCAATATCATTAATATGCCCAGAAATCCGACGAATACCCACGCCTCAGTATTTACTGCATATGCAATCGCGGTTGTAAGAACTACGGAACCAGCGATTTGTATGTAAATTAACTTCTTATTTTTCTTAGCTATAGGTGTATTCGCATGGTGGACTAAAATGAACTCATTAAGTAACTTGTCGACATCTATATCGATTTGTTGTTCAACATGACCCGCAAGGAAGACTTTATGCTCGTCTGTGGCAGTATGGAATTGTTCACCCAACAACAATTTCAACATTTTTTCCGTCTGAATAGCTTTGAGCATTTCACGTAGTTGGCTCATTAAAGCCCCCTATCTTTTCGCCAATTAGATCAACATATTTTTGTGCGTTTTTATCCATTTCAGATAAAATTTTAGCACCCATCTGGCGTGCTTCTACATCAGAAACTTCACCTAATCCGTTTTCTTTTAAATATTCTTGGATTTCTTTATCTAAATGAAGTTTAGATGTATGGACGTCATAACTTCCCATATACTTTGCGTCCTGCTTTTGATAAGGTTTTTCGGATTCTGTTGTTAATTCAGCTATTGCCATCTGACAAAACTTCACTCCCGCTATTAACTGAATCGGGCTTTTCGAATGATTTGTGAGAAGGAAACTCAGTCTTCCTTCATAACCGGGATTCATATAACTCGCCGGGCTAACAACCAGTCCTAAAAGTTTAATGCTATATCTTTCTAAAATCACCGCAATCATATTAGTCGGAATTCTGAAATACTCGTAAGCTTGAACTAATACCGAATCATTTGGAGAAAGATAATACTCCCCTTCGCTTATATCAACGGTTTCATAATCAGTTTCCAATGGCTTGTTCACCATGATATGCTTTTCTTCTGAAACATATTTTTTTATCTGCGGGTGCAACGTAAGGTTAATAGTAGCTCCCTCACAGTTTTCGTCTATAAAAGGTTCGATAAGCTTTTGTTTCAAAGCCAATATTTTGAGGTCTTTGTCGCTTAAATACATTTACTTCACCACCACAACGTTTTCTCCATTATGGGTTAATTTCTCTATAAAGACAATACACTTCTCTTATTTGTCATAAAGACAATAAAAAAAGCGACCCATCCATAAAACTGGATAGATCGCTCATCTAGGCAATCGATGCCCTGCATACTTCAATTATATCATACCCTTACTTATTAACCGCAACAGTATATTTAATCGCTAATCCCAATACATCCGCTTCTGTGAGTGCGCCATTCGCTAACTTTTCAGACCATGATGCATGAGCCCCCGCTTTAATAGCTGCACTCACAACAATTTGACGGTGCGCTTTACTCACTAAAGATGTTTCTGTTTCCTTTTTTAATGTCGGACTTGAAAACTTCAATTCCTCATCCTCCTTTTTAACGGGTGTCGGCGCGTCTGCAACCATGTTAATTCCTGACCCTATCCTAGCGCGAACCAACGTCATGTTAATGCCAGGGCATGATGTAGACGTACCACTAAACTCGTTATGACCCAGTACGTCTTTAGCTGGTAATCCGAACCGTTTCATTGCAATCTTGCACCTCTCATCAAACGTTTTTTCTTGCTCGTCAGTGAATGATCCGTTGCCAACAACGCAGATATGGTATGTGCTCGTATTATGGTTTGCAATCCCGTTAGTGATTTCAACAGGATCGTAACAAAGCTGCACGTCACCATTTCGCAAAATGATTTCGTGATAACCACCTGTTCCCCATCCTTTTGTTTTATTCCAGAAAGGCCAGAATATTTCCCAGCTGCCTGTTGGTGTAGCAGAGTGATGACGGGCAATCTTTTTAATGGTTGTTTCTTTACGTGTGCCGTTGGTGCGAGGCGTCTTACTTCTGATGTCGATGATAACCATTATTTTTCACCACTCTCCCCTGTAGTATCCTTCACAATTGATAGTAACTTCTTGATAAAGTCCGGCATCCACAATCCCATTTTAGTGCCGTTTTCTGTAATAGAAATAAATTCAAGTACGCAAAATGCTACTGCCGCACCGAATCCTGCATGTTCGATACCCGGCACAACTAGTGCTAACGCGTAAATCGCACCGACTAATAATAAATAGTACATCTTGCGTATGACTCCATTGAATCCGATTCGACTATTTAAATTCTGATTGACAATCCCTTGCATAATACCTGTCGCATAATCAATCGCCATCATCACAATGAGTATAGTGACAGCCATTCCTAGCCCGTCAACGGCATAGGATACTAACGAACCAACTACACCTGTAACACCTGCTATCCATTTCTCCAAATTCAATCACTCCTTATTTTTTGGTAAACAAAAAGAACGCTCCATTTAGAACGTTCTTGGTTATCAATATTTTTATCTGATATAGGATTCGTTTTTCTCTAAATTACCGGGTTGTCCGGCCCAGTTAACTTCCAGGCCCCTTTCCCGAATGTTGCTACTATCGAAACTACGCATTATACCATCTGACTTTATTTTTCTCCCAACAACGTCTACGTCAATGTACGTCCCGGTTGTCGAAAACACGTACAAAATTACACCGAGTGTGATTATACCGAAAACCGCATCTTGTTTGCGATGTGCATCTATGAATACGTCAACATCAAATTGTGTCGGTTTGTCAGTCATTAATGGATAATTTTTCATTTGAGCAAAATTAAGTCTTAACTGCCGTCCGCCACCACTTTCAATACGTCCAATCTTAACCGCCAATTGACTAAATGTGTCGGTTGGACTCGCTGACACACCTTTTGCAGTTACTGCAACAGCAACTAGCGTTTTTCCGTCATTGGCTTGCGTAAAAGCTTCATTGGCTCTATCCATAGCGGACTTCACTTCGGGTTTAGTAGCAAATTGGGAAACGTCGGGCGCGGGTCCTGTATCGCCTTTCAGTCCGCGTTCCCCTTGAATACCTGTTTCTCCTTGCGGGCCAATCGGACCAATAGGGCCTGCATCTCCTTTAAGTCCAGTTGTACCTTGTATTCCTTGGTCTCCTTTGGTTCCAGTTAAACCAATGTCACCTATTGCACCTGTAGCACCCGTAGCGCCTGTGTCACCTTTGAGTCCTGTGAGTCCAATTGGGCCAATGTCGCCTTTTGCTCCAGTCAAACCCGTTGCCCCTGTGAGTCCAACTTCACCTTTAGGTCCAATCGCTCCAACGTCACCCGTTGCTCCTGTTGCTCCTGTATCGCCCTTAGCACCTTGAATACCAGGTTCACCTTTTAATCCAGTTGCTCCAGTAAATCCCTGAATTCCTTGGATTCCTTGGATTCCTTGCTCTCCCCGGTCTCCTTTATCCCCTTTAATTCCTTCAACGCCATCTTCAATTAATTCATCCATTTTTATGACTAAATCTTTAGCTTGACCGATAACAACCGGCCCTTCCACAAGTACCGATTCAATCAACGTTTTTTCTGATTCAGACGGGGTGTAGTCAGACGATAAATCACGCATGACGGTGTAAGTAAATGAAATAGTGGACACACGACCACCCACGTGATACATCTGTACAGATGCACGCACAGTACCTACTACCTCCGTCTCTGTCGTGCCCAATAAAAATGCAACCTCGTTCTCCCCAACAACAACTCCTGTTGGTGACAGCACCGCTACGCCATCAAGTCGTAAATTGGATAACGTATATATAGTACCGTCCAGCAAAGCGTCATCGTTACCGTTGCGCTGGATTTTAACGACAAACTGTATTGCACTGTCGCCTTTTGTCACTTTGATATTTTGTGATTTAATGACTTTTTGAGTATCCAAGGTGATATGAATAGATTCCAAATTATTTCATCTCCTTTTTTGTATTAAAAAAACGCCAGATTAGGCGCTCCAAATAGTGTGTTATTAGTTTCTTTCAAATCCGTAAGAATCCGCCCATTGGCATACGTTCGCATTGGGTTTGTGACACGGTTATTGGTTTCCTTAAAAACGGATAGGATTCACCTTCGACAATATTCCAAACCTCTTCGAAGTCCCAACCATTATTTTCATAATGAGCACGCGTTTTTGCATTTTTCAACGATACAACAGCCGCGACTTTAAGAATACCGATATTACTAGACATTGTATCAATGCTATAACAATTTATTATTGAATTGCCATCTTCATCACCGTTTCCGTATGGGTTACTATTCCCATATATATCCCCGATTGGATCATTATAATTGTAGTATTTAGAGTCATATATTTCAGCGTTTAACGCATAACTATTGATGATTTCAGCATCATAAATGTTACCTGCTATTCCTCCAATTTGGCTATTTCCAATAACGTTTCCACTAGCATAACAATTCTCTACAAAGCCCGTGTGTTGTCCAAATAGACCACCTATCGCATAACTATAAAAGGCTCCACTATTTTCAATATTTCCGGTGGCATAACAATCAATATATCTATTTTTTGACGAAGTACCTACCAACCCGCCGATTTGGTAAACGGTATACCTCGACGACACTTCCAAATCACAATCACTATGACATTTTTCTATCTCGCAATTGTACGCGTATCCAATTAAACCGCCGGATTGTGATTCCGCTCGGATTAATCCACCAGAGTGACAGTTAGTGATTTTTGAATAACCCGCCGTACCCGCCAATGCTCCGGATTGATATTGCCCGTTCGAAATATGAACGTTCACAAGTTCTATATTTTTTAAGTTAGCTTCACTTACTCTTGAAAATAGCCCGCTATAATAACCGAAACTGACCAAATTAAGTATTTTGAAATTTTGACCATCATAGCTTCCTTTAAAAAGTTCAAATCCTCCGATTGAATTCCAGTTTCCCCAATCGGTTAAATCAATAGTTTTTGTTTGCTTATAATGAGCATTCAAATTATTACGCACTCTATCCAAATCTGCGGCATCCTCCACAAGATAGGGCTTATCTTCCGTCCCATTACCGCCGCCGTAATTCCCGTTAGCCACTCGAAATCACCTCGAATATCCTGCATACCGCTTGTACGCTCACTTTCACGTCTGGTATGTCATCAGCTTCCCAGTTTCCCATAACCTGAATGCCCGTGATCTTACCGTTTTCTACTACTTCCCTGGCTACTACGGTAATGTTTTGAGAGAGTCCCGAACCTCCACGAATACCTGTAGTAACAGACAGTACCTCGTCGTAACCTTCTACATACTTAAATTCGAATGTCATTAATCCGGCCAGTTCCACAGTGCCGAACTCTAACCAAAATCCATCGAAAGGCGTGGTGATTGTGGCGTTTGCAACCATATGACCCGCGCCTGTCATGAAAATAGGTTCGCGCCTTGCTGGTTCTAACTCAATATTTGCTACTTCATCCTCTAAATCTATAATATAGTCGGTGAAGTTCCGAACCACATGACCGATTTGCACACTCGTATTGACTTTCTGAAATGGGTCATATTCATGTGCTAATACGCGTAGAAAAGAGTTTACACCTAAATCTGTGTCAATCACATTTATCGTGTCGGCGAGGTTTACTATTCTGAGAGCTTCAAAACCTGGCAAATGACCTAAATCTAATACATCTATGTCTAAACTAGTCTCTAAAAAACCTTTTTGATTTTCTGTTGTTACTCTGATACTTTTAATATTTTCACCGATTTTAAAAACAGGGCCATTTGTAACCCCGCGACGACCTAATATTGAAACGGTATTTTTATACCATAGTAAATCTCCGCCTAGTCGATTAGCTAAATCAATAATGCATGACCGTATTGGCTCGCCATCTCCAGGCTTAAACAACATTTCGCCGCTAAAATCAACGCTTCCGATGGTGAATTGCGTTCCTGCCTGGTCTAGTAAGTCTTGTAGAATCCTACTTGGGGTGTTTTCGATTTCTTCAATGTAGTTATTTACATCATTCAAGCCGTATGACAGGTGCTCGCAATCTACACTCACTGTCAAACTTGAATTCCGTTCTTTCGTCAATCTTGCTAATCGGAAATGATCACCGTCAACTTCGAAAATATCATACTTATTTGGAGTTAATAAAAAACCACTATTTTTGGGAGTGGTTTCGAACGAAAAGCGATAGTCGGAATTATGTTGCTCATATATGAGTGGATCGATTACATTTTCAAACGTTTCCTTCACCTGGAGCGTTGCAGCATCAAGTAGCTTAATAATCATGTTGTCACCTCATCCCATCGTGAATCTTAGTTCGCCAATGTGGAAGTCCACACCCATTCCCGCGTCTACTGAGGTGGGCGAGAGCAGCGTTGTGTAAAACAATAGATTCCCACCCGTCAACGAATCTCGTATGCCCACATGAGTTATTACACCGTAACCGTCGATTGCTTTTTCGAATCTTATCAACCGTGTATTACTCGATGTGATTAATCCACTAATATTAAGTGGTGCTGATAATGAAGCGGGTTGACGCTTATATTCCTTACCCGTGACTTCTGTTCCGGTGTCTGCCGCTGTTGGATCAGCTGTGTAAAGCGCAACATAAGCGGAAGACCCTAATATGTTTGAAAGTGCTCTTAATGCCGCATAGTTACTTAAATTCATTTTTATACAGCCCCTTTAGGAAATGGATCACACCGGAAAGTGACCGTGAAATCCGCTATTTCCTCGAAATCCGTTAGTTGTTCTAAGCTAATACCCGACACCACTTTTGCATTATAAATGTAAGTCGGGTCGTCATCGAAAATAAGCGGTTGACGGTCGTTTGTTGTCAACCATGCAGCAATCAACCGAGCAGCCGCGAAGAGTTCGGGCAGCGTGTCTTTTTTAAGAGTAAATACCACATCAATAAAAATATCTTTTAATGATTTGTCGGGAATTAAAAAACTCCCACTTTTATGCGGGATTTCAATGTACGTGTCTTTGTTTTCGGGTAATAATTGACGGGTTGATGATATCATTGTTAATTTGTGCGTTTTGCAATGGGCACCGTTAAATTTAACTCCGTTCATAGCTTATCCCTTCCCCCTTCCGCGTCCAGTTTGCGTTTGTAACGTCAATAATTCACGCGCCGTATATTTGATAGTTTTTCTCGCAACGACTGCACCATCTAATTCAAGTGTTATGTCGATGTTGCTGCCACCGCCACCACTGGCGCCCATAGCTTCCGCAATTCCTTTACCTATATCACCTAGTGTTTTAGTGTTAAGAGGTAGCACTGCTTCTGGTCCTGCTTCTCCTGCGCCCTGTAACTGATCGCCCGATGCTCCGAAAATAGTAGGCTGTTTGAAAATACCACCTTTTGCATTCCATTTAATATCGAATTTCGGAACGCCTTCGTCAATCCATTTCAACGGATTCATCGTACCCTCAACTTTGAATTCGGGCATTTTTAATTCTGGCCATTTGAACTTGAAATCAAAGAATCCTTTAATAGCGTCGATTGCTTTTTTTACAGCTTTCCTGGCAGTTTCGAAAATATCAGTATTCAATTTAGGGAATTTCAAAGACATACTACTGAAAAAACCTTTGATTGCTTTAATTGCTCCATCCACAATATCTTTTGCTGCATTAATCGGCTTAGAAATCGCCTCTTTTATTCCGTTCCAAATTTGGGCAACCGTTTTGCTTAATGCATTAAAAACAGCCATTGTAACTTCTTTGATTTTGCCCCAATTATCAATGACGAATTTAACTATCAATCCAATTGGCCCAGTAATTACCGCAAGTATTGTTTTCCAGTTATTTTTGAGGAAATCAGCAATTGCCGAACCTGCTTTTTTAATGATTCCGAGAACCTTGTCCCATAAATCTACAAAAAACTTACTGATCGGCTCCCAGTTTTTTATTACAACAAAAACAATGGCTCCAATAGCGGCAATGGCTGCTATCGCAATTCCAATCGGTCCCGCTAATGCCGCTAATGCCGCGCCCACTGCTGGTAATGCGGCAGTGACAGTCGAGATAGCTCCGCTTACCACCGTGAATATGGGTCCGATTTTAGCTAACAGCGGAATGATTGCTGTTACGATTGGTGCAAAAAATGCAAACGCCCCTGCCAAGATCGTAGCAACCGATGCAATAGCGACAATTGTGGCTGTTAATTTCGGATTATCTGCCGCAAATTTAGCAAATGCGCCCACAATGTCTGCGACGACGACGAGTAATGGGGCAAGCGACTCCTTAATGGATTCAAAGGCGCTTGATATTTCGACCAATGGGTTACGATCGAGTTTGCCAATTGTGTCATTCAAATTCTTTTGGCTTTTCTCCATATCTATCAACGCACCATCAGCACCTAAAACAGTATCAATGATATTTTCGCCCTGGTCATCCCAAACGCCGCCAAATAACTCAGCACCTAATACATTCCGCAACGTCGAATCCTCGATAGTGTCGAGCCACTTGACCATATCCTCAAATGCTTGTGTGCCTTCTTCGCCGCCCTTAGTAATAGCTTTGCCCCAACCTTCCAGTTGGTCGAATAACGCCTGTACAGCAGCCGAATCGGGTGGATTCTTCGCTAATTCCATCTTTTCGGCATTCATTTTTTTGAATGATTCCATTTCTGCGGCATGTGATTCCTGTACCGCACTGGCTTCATTACTCAGCCGCTCACTCAATGCTGATTTACGTTGATCCTGCTCTTCTTTTAGCGCTTCTAAATTAGCGGCAGACGATTCTTTAGCGGCTTCCATTCGCGCTTTATTCGCTTCGCTAATCGCGGCTAAACTTAATGAATTTTGCTCTTTTAACGCTTCTTTCTGTGCGTCCTGCTCCTCTTTTAAGACTTCTCTCTTAGCAGCAAGCATTACTTTGAGAGAATCTAATTCAGCCTTATTTTCCTCGCTTAACGCGTCCAGTGCATCGCTAATTTCCTGCTTGGATATTTCTTTTTTATCATCCTGACGTTCTTTCAATGCTTTTTTCTCGATGTCAGTCTGTACTTTTGTAGATTCTTTTCGGTCATCAATTTCTAATTTGAGCGCTTCTTTTCGAGCGTCCGATACTTCTTTTACTGTTTCTTTTTGCTGTTTGAGTGCTTCGGTCTGAATCTTTCTTTCTTCACGAATAGCGTCTAACCTTAATTTTTCTTCAAAATCACGTAATGATTTTACAGCTGCGGCCTGTTCTTCACTAGTTGTTGCAATCCCAACTTGTTTTTGTAATTCAGCGCGTTTCTCTGCATTTTCACGTTGTTTAATAGCGCGATCTTCTGCCGTCGTCCTAGCGTCTAACGCGTCAATCTGACTATCCAATGCTTTGAGCTGATTGTAACGTTCTTCATCCACAAGTTTTAGACGAGCATTGTATTCAGCGTCGATCAATTTCATTTTTTGTTCAGTCGCTTTTTCAAACGCTTCGACTTCAAGTTCTAAATTCTTTTCGAGTGCTTTCTGCTGCTCTTCGTAATTTTTAACGACCTTATCATAATTTGTGGACAGCGTTTTTTCTAGCACCTTTTGTTGTTCGTCATGACTTTTGGAAACGGCTTTGGATTCGGTGTCTAATGCTTTATCCAATGCTTTCTGTTGGTTATCGTATTTCTTAACTGATTTGTCATAACTAGCTGATAGTGACTTTTCTAACGCTTTTGCCTGGTTGTCGTAGCTTTTCGACACCGCTTTATACTGAGCATCCAACGATTTTGACAACGCGTTTTTTTGTTGTTCATGACCTTTTGACATTGATTTCGCGCGAGCTGCCAATGACTTAGAAAGTGCTGATTCTTGCTTTGCAAATCCTTCTTGCATAGCGCCGAGCTGTTCCTCAGATGCTTTTTCCGTACCGCCTTTTACCTCGCGGATAGATTCTTTCATTGTGTCTGATAGGCCTTGTCCGAACTCAATCGCTAGGATACGAGCTTCTTTCAATCCGTCCATAAGGTTGGCAATATCCCATGACCCTGTGCCGACTGCTGCAGCGAATAATCCCTTTACCTCTTTTGCTGTGTATCCCAAACGTTGTAATTGGTTCCCGTATTCCGAGATAATACTAAGTTGATCGGGAGGAAATCCGATGTCCAACAGATTGTAAACTAGTTCAAGCGCTTCTTCATTTGTGCTTTTTAATTCCTTGGAAATCTTATTGACTTCTTGAACGACTTCTACAAAATCAAGACCCGCGAACATCCTAGACAATGCAGCCGAAGTTTCCACGACGCTGGCATTAGCTTCGTCTGTGGCATCCTTATTCAATGCCCACTGACGGCGCATGCCTTCGAGCGCTCCCTCGCCTTCCACACCATACTTTTTGACTTCAGCCAAAGAAGAACGCACGGCTTCTTTCGAATCTTCCGGGACATTAAATGTTATATCAATTGTGGAATTTACATCTGCTTCTTCGAGAGCAGCCGCAATGATTGCGCCTAATCCTAATCCGGCAACTATACCCCCTAGCGCTTGGAATGCACCGCCTAAATCACTAACCGAATCTTCTGCTGCTGCGGCATCATCTGGCACATCTGCTAAATCATCACCAAATTGATGCAAAGTAATTCGTGCATTGTTGAGTTGCGTTTCTAATCGCATGACTTCATCGGAATTGTCGCCATAGGCTGTCCGCGCCTGGTCTAATTGATCTTCCAGAATTGTTACCGCGCGTCCAGCTAAACTAGTCTGTGCGGCTAATCGACGTTGAGCCAATTCCAGTTTCTGTGCTTCAGTGGCATTAGCTCCTAATTGTGCGGCTTCCAATTCAAACGCGCTAATTATGTTACGCTGTTCAGCTTCGAGTGAACGTCCACTTGCTTGCAATTCTCTGAGTGCAGCCTGCGCCTCACGTGCCACAATAGCTTCTGCTGTCAGTCCTTCATTGACTCTTTGCATAGATTGCTCAAGCCGTGAATGAGCGGTTTCAGCAGATAGCAATTGATTGTATAATTTTTGTAATTCAGCCGCAGATGTATTTGTATCTGCAGACATTGCATCATATTCAGCACGTAACATTCGGACTTTTTCAGTCGATGCATTCATTTGTGTTTCGAGCTTCTGTTTCTCAGCAATTAGTTTTTCAGTCATCGTCGCATCGCGCCCCATTGCGGCAACGTGGTTAGCGTACTCTTTAGCAGCAGTCTGCATAACCATATTGATTTGGGAGAGCGTCTGAGCATACTGGACTTGACCATTCATCTGAAAATTTAATACCACGCTACTAGCTTGTTCTGCCATTTATTCTCACCTCATTTCTACATAAATGGAGTCTGATCGAGCGTATAAATTTGTTTTGTTTCTTCTTCTTTTAGCGCGCCTGGATTGGTATATTTCACATGCATGATGTACTGTTTCATCAAGTGATTTGGTGTGCTCTCAAAAAAGTCGCCTCTACTCCAATTGAGCAACGTATTTCCGACATAAAAATAAAAATCCCAATCTAATGTATCGGATTGGGATTGTAAGCGGTCAGTAAATACGTTCTTTACTTTTTTTCAGTTTTTAATTTCTCCATGTCGGCATGTTGGAAGTTTTGGTTGTTGAAGATTCCAAGTACAGTTCGGAAAATGGCTGGTAAGTCTGACGGTGGAATGGATGTTTCAATTTCGTAAGGTGTGCAGTCTGTGCCACCACTTTTAACCATCGCATAGATTAAAGCGTTCATCATTTTTACCTCTTTTTTCCCGAGTATCACTTTTCCGTCTTGTAACATACCATTCAATTCTTTTTCAAAAAGACCATAAGATTTTCCGTAAGCCTCTTCGATAAGTGGGAAGGCTGTAAATGTGAAAATAACCGGAATCTCTACACCTTGTATATTGATAGTATCTTGGTTAATTTTCACATTGATTAAATCGCTAAGTTTCGTCAATTGAATTGCCTCCTCAGACTATTGTTAATGTCGATGTTCCTTTTTTCGTGGGGTCTTCCACAGATGATGCGGTGATGGTTGTTACATCATCGACATTTGCACCTATTAGGATCGTTGCTAGTCCCGACGAATTGATAGTTGCGATTGCAAGGTCACTAGATGCCCATGTAACGGCTTTATTGGTTGCACCCGTTACGGTTGCGGTAAACTGTTTAGTCCCCCCTGCCGTACTAGTCGCATTTGCAGGACTAGTTTTCACGACTATAGGGTCAACCGGGAAACAAAGTTGTTAATTGTGCTTCGTCGCAAATAACTTGTTCCATGAATTTATCAGCAGTGATGCCTGTTGCACCGTCACGCGCACTGTTAAAGTCTGCTTTAGTCACATCATTGAATAGTAGCGGTGATGCAGTCATAACTAATTGTTGTGTTGGAATAGTAGTTTCTTCTGTGTTCGTTGTGTAGCTTTCTTGTGGAGGAGTGACCTGTACGCGCGGGTACCAACGAGCCACTTTTGAATCATCATTTAGCGGTGCAATAAATCCAAGAGCAAAATACGGAAATTCTTTAGGTTTCGCCGTGTCGAAAACAATGCCTTTTGTTGCGAGGTAGCCCAGAACTAAATCCATGACTTCCACAGGGAGTGAAGTATGATCAAGTGTTAATGTGAACGTACTGTTTTTAGTAACGTTTACGAACATTTTGTTTGAAGCCCATTTCACCGCGTTCGTCTGATTCCCTTGGATGCCGATTGTTTCAATTGTCGGGATCCTGTAAATTTCCTCGTCATAAGTCGGGATAGCTGTATCTGTATCTTTCCCGCCTGTCATAATAGCGATATATAAATCTTCTACACCAACCGGATACAACATTTCTTTTGCTTTCATCATCTATCATCCTTCCATCTGGTTAATAATTTCGTTATGCATTATTTCTTTGATATTGCCCATTTCGGAATCTATTGTGTTCTGGACAAAATGCAATCCCGGGACTCTACCTTTTCCGCCGGCTTTTTTATGGCCATGTTCGGCCAGGAACCAATACCACGCATCCTTACCGAATTTCACAGTTACTCTATCGCCATCAACGAGAATTTCTAAGCTATTACGTAAATGGGTTTGTTTGTTTTTGTTAGATAGAGTAATGAGCGGTTTCATCTTTTCGACAAAGTAGCCGGCAGCTTCCTTTAGTACGCCCATTTGGACCTCTTGGTTCACGTTTAATAATGTTCTTATTTGGTTCATGCCATCCGCAAATCCATTATTATTGGTCATTGTACGCACCTCACATTTGTGATGTATTGCGTGACGGTGCTGTCGTTTTCGTCGTATGGGCCGCCGACGAACATGCTGTATTCGACTTCGTGTGCATTGAAAACAGCCTTCAACGGTTCATAATCTGATTCGGTACCAGTTGTGATAATAGCAATTTGATAAAGTGGTAACGACTTAATAACCTTGTTGGATACGCGCCTATGCTGTTCGTTTACAAACTCGTAAACAATGTACGGATACTTGGCAGTCGTTGGTGCATTATCGCGATAGACGGGGATACCAGACTCTTTCATGATGCTTCGCAATTGCTGTAAGTTAATTTGCATAAGAGAGTGACACCTCCATAATGCGATCGTGTTCTTTTACGTAAATACGTTCAATATTGTAGATGCGCTCACTTATTTCCACACGATATTCTTTTTGGTTGTTTTCGATATCGCGATTAATACGGACCTCAATCTTTTTCATGATTTCGTTTCCGTCTTGACGACTGAAGTGCTTATCTGTGGAGGTCACGCCAATATTGTTGTATTTTATTTTCCTGTCGAATGGGTAGCCCATAACTACACGGTCTGTGTCGGGATCTATATATTCACCAAGTTTCAACAAATCAGCAACCCATTTAAGGTTGTTCGTCTGTCTCGTCGCCATCAGCAAACGCCTCCTGGACAAAGAATGGAGTCATAGCATCTAGTGCTTCACCGAGTTCTTTTTCAGCTACTCGATATTCATAAAAAATACCTGCAGTCATGATGATTAGATATTCCGTTTGTTTACCGGTTGCAGTTTTCACATAACTTTTTGCTTGTGACAAATAAAAAGAGAGCATAGAATCTTCCATGCCCTCCTCCCAGTGAATGTGAGACTTTAATTTTTCGGTTAAATCGCCCACGGGATCACTCCTCTTATGCAGTTGTTCCGATTTCGTAACGATAAACAGCTGGTTCCATTGGGCTGTAAATCAGTTGACCATCCAGTAAGTTATAGATTTGGAAACCAATTTTATTTAGTGATGCATATTTCTCAACCAATCTTTGGATTTCTAATTGGCCAATGACATCCTGAATATGGAAGGCAGAGAAATCACCAAAGTAGAATACCGCTTTAGTTCGGTCTGCACCGTCTGCTGCATCCGTGAAGTCCACGTTGTGACCAAGAAGACGATAACCTACGCCGTCAGCCGGTTCGTGTAGTAACGGATTACCGTTTCTGTCCGTCATATCTTCAAGAACAGTTAGTGCAGCGCGGTTGATAATCCACATTGATTTTCGTAATACTTCCGTAACAGGTTGTCCTTTAAGTTTGACCAATTGAGAGTAAAGTTTTTGTGAAAAGCCATCTACGTTAACATCAATTGGAGTTGATTCGTGATAAGCTACTGCTTTTTTAGCAAGTGCGCCAGGGTTTTCATTTCCAACGTCATCACCGCTAAACATATAACTGATTTCCTTACGTACATACGCTTTTTTCAGTTCGTCAAGTACGATATCTTCAATGTTCACGCCAGACATTTTAATGAGTTTTTTCGTGACTGTCGCCAGCGCATCGAATTCGGATGGATCAAGTAGAATCTCGTCAAATTCGATATCGGATTCGGGAATATCCGTAGTACGTTCTTTCTTGCTAACATTTGCATCTGCCTTTTTAACAAGGACTGGGTATTTAATATTTCCAGTCGTTTTGTGAGTAGTTCCGTATTTACGTAACAAGTTTTCTTCTTGTGCGTATGTGATTACTTCGCTTGCGATTTCATCTGGAATCGTTACCGAACCACCGCCGACCTCAATCCCAAGTGAGCGTGCTTCTGATTCAGATATTTGGCCGACTACAAATTTCGCAAATGCCGAACGAATTTCAGCGCTACGTTTTTTCGTTGATTTCGCATTTTTGGTAGATAGTGCATCACGAATTGCGGCAGATGCAGCATGATTCTTTTTGTTGCGCACAGGTGCTTTACGACCTTTTCCGCGCGCTTCATCACCTGCGCCTTCTTCGTCTTCATCTGTCAACTCCACACCTTCAACAGTGTCGTCGATTTCTTCGACACTATCTAGCAATGCTTGCACTTCTTCTACTAATGTACCGATTTCACCTTGCAATTCCGTCACTACTTCTTCGTCAACACTGCTACGCTTTTTATAGTTTGCACGTTTTTTACGTTTAGCGCGCAATAGCTGTTTTTTTAATTTCATGCGTTCCTCATCCGTGGCAGCTTCGTCTTCCAACTCTTCTTCAATCGTAACAATTTCTTCGTCAATCGCTTCGAGTTCGTCGTCAATGATAACCACTTCTTCTTCAAGTGCCGCGACCGCTTCCGTCAGTTCAGTAATTTCAATTTGAAGATCATCCACTTCTTCTTGTACCACCGCTACTTCTTCTTCGCGGACCTCACCTTTTTTCATACGTGTGTCCAACTTGTTTAATTTAGCCTGTTTTCTTTTAATCATAGCCATCATTTGTTTTTTATTCATAATCCGATACCCTCCAAGGTTTGATTTATTTTTTTTATTTGGTTTATAATTTTCATCCGTTTTTCGACATTTGCAGAAATTTCTTTACTACGAACAACAGATGCTTCTGTGTCGTCATATGCGGGTAGTGACACTATCGAAATTTCAAAAAGCTCCACTTCGCTAATTTTTCTGTGAGCGGGTTCGACATTGTAATCCCATTCTTCGATTGTTGGATAAAAACCGAACGAACATTGATTGATATCACCACGCTCCATGCTCACCACAAGATCACGTGCGACAGAAGTGTCAGGTAATTCGATTTCAAATTGCAGTCCTCTGTCATCTTCTGATAGTTTCAAAGTGCCGCTTTTCATTCTTCCTAGCACGTTGTCCCAGCTGTGATTAAATAAGGCGCGAACGTCACTTTCTGAAATAGCTTTCGCGAATGCGCCTGGTTCAATTTCTTCAGTAAACCAATCGCAAATTTCAGCCCGTGAATTAAATACAGCAGCATAACCACTCACAGTTACAGGTTCGTTTTCCAAGCCGTTTCGTGTAGTCAGATTTTTAATTTCAACTACCCGCGTCTCCATCTTTTTCGGCATTTTCTTTCTCACCTCCCTTCAAGGAATCGTCAGTAGCTTTTTTCTCGCCGATTATGGAAAGGTCGTTCGAGATATAGACTGCTTGCGTTTCTGGTGTATTTTGTTTTGGTAATCCTAAGAATTTGTCAGCTACTGTGTCTGGACTAGTGATTCCTGTCCTAACAATGTTGTAAGCAATATTTGTCTTGATTGAATATGGAACGAAATCAAGAATATTAATCTTGAACTTAATTCGTAGATCCGTATTTGGGCCAAAAAAAAGAAGACTCAGATGGTCTTCGAAGTTTCGCATTATCGGGCGAACAACCTTATTGTGTAAGTACATCATCGCTTTTTCTAAATCCGCTTTAGTTAGTGCGGTGTATGTGTCCACATTGATTCCAAGAAACTTACCTAAATCTTTTTTGTAAACATTTAAGTAAGCGAGCGTCTTATCATCTTCAATCGGACTTTCCATTGCGGCGATTTCATAACCTTTTCCGAGTGGAATCATTTTTACCGAACGCGATTCATCTATCTGTTCCAACTGGTTCAGTACCGCATTGATAAGCTTGGACTGTGCGCCGTTCGCGGGGTTGATATGAGCATCCAGTTTGAGCAGGAACGCCATTAAACCACCTTTCGAATACTTGTCAGTCAATACTTTTTCAGCGCTCATAACGCCTTCCAGTGTACTCTTGCCAAGCTGCATCAAGCCGACACCATTGAGATGATTAGTCCCCATGTTTTTAATATGACGAATCATCGAGCCTGGTATTTCTTCGCCACCGACTTTAAAATGCTCAATCAGCCTGTCATCCAGTTCTGTATAAACATTAGTTGCTAAATGCAATTCATCCGAATCTAAAACCGGGAACACTTCACCATGTAGCAAATACGTATTCGTCATTAATTTAATGAGTTCCGAACCTGTCAAATAATTATTTGGATTTCGCAATATTTTCAAAGCTGAATGGTTTTTAACTTCGTTCCCGTCGCCGTCTTCCACAATGATGTCAGCAAGCATCAACTGATTTGAAATATCTTGCATCAATTCATAAACGTCCGATGACTCCAAAATGTTTTCATCGTTTACATATCGCCCGCCGTATCGAATGGTACGACTCATCGCATCTGCAAACCATCCTCGCTTTTCTGCTTGTGTATATAAATAGTTGGAAAACCTATCTCTAAATCCCAATTTCTCACCGCCTTTCTAATGCAAAATGGAAAGTAGTTTCATTTCCCACTCTTGTAATATCTTTGCGTTCTCATATCGTGATAGATAGCCTTCATAGGGTTGTTCATGACTCGATCAAACAGCAACGACATTCCTTTGTGGTAGTTGCGCTTTATGATATTCATATAATCAATCTCCCTTTACGGTTTTATCGGCTACATAATGGAGTAGCGAACCAAGATGTTGGACCACTTCCTTATCTATAGATTTCAGTTAGCAAATCATCCATGCCTGTTTCGTCTACGTCATCCATTAACATCATTGTTTCTTTATGAGCAACCAAAAAGGCCACAAACCCATCAATCTTTTTCTTAGATTGACGCTTTGAAGGCCCCTTCATTCCGTTCATATTTTTTACAACCACCATATTCAACGCACAATATACCAATAGAGGATTATCCGTCATTAATCTCTTTTCGTAAAACAACATTTCAGCATCGTCAATCATCGCATTCATGACATTTGGGTATTGATTAACAACTATACATTCTAGCCCTAGATTCTCACACTTCTCGATAAGCTTTTGAGACATAGCGGGGTCATAATTTAGTTGTCGAACATCATATAACTCCATGCATTCAACGATATATTCTAATACCTGATCTTGGTCAATCATTTTACCATCACAGAATTGGACGAATCCTTTTTCGACTAAATCGGTATATGGTACGTTATCTTCCTTTTCCCTAGTTTCAATATTTTCGCTAGGAATGAAATACATTTGTTTTACTTTTAATATCGCTTTTCCTTCTTCGTTAAAAGTCGGGAAATTCAAACTGACACAAGTTAAGTCTGTCGTCTTCGATAGATCCAGTCCGAGATAACAAGTCTCACCCGATAAATCCCCGAGGTCATCAGTAGATACTAAGATATGTTCTACCTGGTCCTGTTCAAAATAATTTTCGGCCGAGTTAACAAATACATCTAAATGCTTTGATAAGAATTCGGCTTTTTTATGAGCAGAACGTGCAGCAGAAATGAATTCGGTTTCGAGCGCACTCATAGTCACGGACACACCAATGTTAGGATTAACCATCATCCATACTTTTCTATCGGTCCAAACATAATTTTTATTTGGCTCATAAATCATAACGAAACTTGAATCATTATCATCGTTTTTCAGAACTTCTTTTGCTTCGCGATAAACACGCATACCAACCGATGACGACCCTTTACCCGCTGTACTAATATTAAACATGATTGGCTCATCGCGACTGATTTGAGCCGACTTAAAGTTGTCGTATTGCTCCATATTCTCCTGCGCATGTAGTTCATCGTTTAATACAAAGTGTGGATTCGAACCTTCGATTGATTGGATGTTTTTCGACATAACAATTAGCTGATTCTGAAACGCTAAATCTTCGTGAATGTAATCATAAGTTACGGATGATATAGATCCTTTTGGGCCTTTGTAAATATGAGATACTTCCAGTAAAGCCTCGTGATTCAGAATAGTAGCTGCGAACGGTTTGGCTGCATATTGAGCCTGGTTAAAATCGGATGCACAACAATAGCAATCCGCACCGAGCGCTCCCTCTCCGTACATCGCATAGCCTAATGCCCCTACTCCGACAAGAGTTTTCCCGTTCTTTTTTGGCACCTGGATATAGCTCTCACGAATGACGCGGACAATATCGCCGCCTTCGTTTTCATGGACCCAACCGTAGATGTTGGAGAAGGCGAATAACTGCCAGTCTTCCAGAATCAACGGTTTGCCCGCGAGGTTCCCCTTGACATGTCGGATGAAGGTTTGCGTCCAGTCCAACATTTCATTTGCACGATCAACATCAAACCAAATGTCTTTACGCTTTTTCCATTTGTAATATCTGTCCACCATTAATTTAATAGTGTCCGGATATTTCTTTTGATTCTTACGTACTTGCTTCGCGAATAAATCAGCGTAATTTACGCCCTTCTCAATACTAGTCACATAATCGCCACCTCCTAAGTCGTCTTGCGCCACTTGGTACGGTGTGCATCCAATTCAGACACAACCGCTGTAGGCTTCGCCATCTCTTCGTTTTTACCAACTGAAGAACCACCAGTAACAACACGGCCGGCTTTCGATTTATTCGTTAGCCCCAACAGATCTAATGCTTTTGTTTTTTTGTCGGACCACGTTTCAACCTGTTGAGCGAGCGGATGTTTCGAGTTGTTTGTTGCACCAGCTTTATTCGTATGCCTCTGAGTTGACGGGAAGCCTTTATCTTTCCAATCAACGAACATTGTTTGATAGATTTCAAAAATGTCCAAGTAGGACTCAATCAGCGGATCAAGGGTAAGTGTGTAAATTTCCGCATCGCGCATGATCTTCAAAATCCGTACTTTTTCAGCTTTAGTTTTTTCAGTTACGATTTCTAGGCGCTGTTTTTTCGTGGACAATTTACACACCCCCCTTTGTTTTTTAAAAATCTTGTCCAGCGAAAGAAACGACCCCATGCTACCTATCTTCCCGATTAAAATATTTATTTTTTTCTGGTGGGGGGGTTCAACTTCTTTATTTTTAAAAATTATATTATTTTATTTTATTTTTTCTAAAATATTTTCCGAATTATATTTTCATTTAAAATAACTTGGAAATATTTTTTTGTTTTCAAAATTATTTTCTTCTTCGATGTGACAGGTCGGACAAAGCAGCATGAGATTATTTACTTCAAGCTTTAATGTAATATCTTTTTTAATTGGTATGACGTGGTGTACATGAGCGCTGCGCCCGAATACAAATGACTTGCATCGTTGACAGCATCCTCGCTCTCTGTCGTATACGTAGGATCGTGTGGCCTTCCACAGTTTGCTATTATAGAAGGATTTGTTTTCATGATGGTAAATGGATGTCTTATCTTTTTTTATCTTCTTTGGTTTCGTTCTCTTGTGATCGGGACAGTGTTGCCCACGTTCTATTTTTGAATCACAGCCGTTGAAATCACAGTATTTCATTCTGCATCATCATTTACGGGTTCTTTAGTTAAAAAACCGATTATGTCTTCACGCCTGGTGATATCGGCCGGAATTTCAATATCATATTCTTTGGCTAAAGTTCGTAATTTTTTGACGGTCAAGTCTTCAATTAACTCTGGTGATATGGCCACTTTTGCATTTCTGATATTATTGTTTACCGTCATATCAGTTCCAGTCGCTAAGTCAACACCTATAGTCATTGATTCGGGATTAGCCGTCACTTCAAATGGTGGTGTATTACCTGTAGGAACGAATCGTACACGTTGTTCTTTCGCGTCCCAATACTCAGTACCCTGTGGCGTCTTTCGTGTTTCTACTATCATGGTTATCATCTCCTATTATTTTTTTCATTAAAAAAGCCCACTCGATTGAGTAGACTTGAATGTATTAGTTATACATCATTTTTTGGGGGTTTATCATGTGTAGATAATTTAGTATCCATCCAATTTACCTGACATTATTCGCCAAAAAAGTGTAAATCCTCTAACAGTATAAAAGCACTTCCTAAGAAATGCTTTTAAGTACTCATTTAGAAAAAACAATAATTATTATAAGTGTTACAAAAAGACTAGATATAAACGCCGCCGCTAGTGTAGACACCCAGACATTGAATAATATTCCGACCAGCACATGGCTTGAATCCAAGAAAAATAGTAGAAACAAACTCAAAAACGCCAACAAAAACAAATAACCAATTGACGCCATCAGCCATGCAATTATTTTTTTATTCGTCCCAAGTTCCACTAATACTTTGTAGAATTTACTGAAATTCGAGGTTTGCATTATTGATACCCCGGCTATAAAAAAACCAAGGGAAGAAGAACTTAAAGCAATTGCTCCGAGTAAAACATCTTTGATACTTTTTATTTCAGTAAAATCAATTTTCAAAAAATACGAGAATATTGTGAGAGGAATCAAAAAGACCGCTAACTTGAAAAGTATGCCTTTCAATGAAATCTCCCTCCTTCTCAGATAAATTAATCTTCGCTAACTTTGTTTAAGTACATCGTTTCAATCAACGTTTTTTGATTGTTGAAAATTTTATACACCGCGTCCATTACCACTACCACAGTTTCTTTTTCCCCTTTTTTTAATTCTACATCGATAAAATCCGTAAACCTTGAACTCAACAAATCTAAAGGCTCTTCAATGTCATTGTGTTCTGTGACAACTCTTAGCGATTTAACGTTATCTTCTCCTAATTCCCTAATTTTTAATACTTTCTTAATTGTTTCTCGAACATCCATTTTGTCCGACCTAATTGCAACCTTCATATAATCTCCTCCCAGTTTAGACGCCAAAAGTATGTCACCGAAAATCGGTCTATTTCCAGAACTACTACTTGTGAGATCTTCTGGTAGTTTGAAGCTGTATTCTAAAGAATGTATGTGGGGTGCTTTATTCAATCTATCCAATTTATTCAGGTCAGGAAGGACGTGCAATTTATAATCATTGATTCCTGCCTGAACTATTTGAAGCTCTTTTAAAAGCTTCCTGATAAATATCCCGAAATTCACATCATTTACTCCACCAATTTTCCGATGTAAAGCCACCGTCTTAGTTTGCGGATCATATAAAAACCCGGTATTCCTTGTCGGGCCTTCGTCTTCCCCTGTTGCATGGACTTTTCTATTCCCCACTAAGTTGGAACTCTCAACTTCTTCAGTGGTCTCTAATCTTTCTACTATCCCTATCCACCAGTGTTTGTTTTGTACCTGGTGTTTCTGTAAAAATGTAATTCTTAAAAAGAAGTTCGAAACTGGTATATTTGTAACTCGATTACTATTTATAGTATTTTTTTGATTTTCGAATAGTTCATTAATCTTACCCTGTTCTTTTTCTTGAAAATAAAAAAAGTTGCAATTTATTCTCTTAGTTGCCATACGTATTATCCCCTTTAACTGTATGAATTTACTCACTCTATCATACATTAACTAGGGTAATAGGTATATCAATAGCACTAAAAAGAACGCTCGTTCCGTTAATATTATATCATTTTTTCGACATTATCAAACAAAAATAACCGATAAGTTTTAAAGGGGACTAAAAAACTCACCGGTTATATCTGATAAAATACACCCGCACAGTAGCACACCGCGATTAACAGCATGCTTGTTCGAGTGTATAAAAGAGGCAAAACTATTTATTAGTCGTTATCGAAACAACTTACAATATCAATTTACCACGGGTAATTGTGAACTTCGCGTATCTTGCAAGTTTCATTCAAGCGTATCCGATTAACTCTGCCATTTCATCAAGCAAACTATTTCGTATTCGTAACACTTTAGAGCGGGAATAACCTAATTCGTAAGCTATGTCATCCCATTCCATCATGTCGCGATTAGCGCACCAGTAACGGTTATCTACGACGTATCGCGTGTCAACGTCCGTTTCTTTGTATAACTTTTCGACCACTCTAATGATAGTAGTTAAGTTTTGATGTAATTTATCTTCTAGTATTCTGATAGCTAATTGTTCGGTGGGTTTGGATATCTGTCGGACCGAATTACTACCACCGCCGGAATTCTCGTCATCGGAATTCTTACTCATTAATTCCCACTCACGGAACTTTAACTGTTTGATATTTTCACTATAGTTTATCCAGTATTCCTCAAGCTTTTTGATGTCGTGTCTGTTTAGTGTTCGCAAGATGTCAGCCCCTATTCAATTTACTCAGTCGATCATACATTTCAAGTATTTCATGATTAGATTTATTTTCAAATGCTACTATCGACCAATGTGTCCATAAGACTAACCAACCTACGATTTCATTGCGGTCTTCCACAGTCATAGCACATCAATACGCTTCAAACTATCCACTTCACTAAAGCCGTTTGGATATCGTTTACTTAATTTTTCTATATTCATTTCTGCAACGTTGTCCAACGTGAAACCTAATAAGTCTGCACTTCTTGCGATATACCATAATTGATCACCTAGTTCTTTTGCGAGTAATGCCTTATCCAATTTATGACCTTGAAATACCACCTTTTTAACGTGGTCCGCAAATTCTCCTGCCTCGCCAGTCAATCCTAATGAAAAATTGAGTAGAGCCATTACCTCACCTTCACTATCGACTTTTGGCGACGTTCGTTCTGTATGCATTTGATACTCGTTTAGATTCATTCAGCACTCTCCGATTCAATTAATTTATCAAGGTAAAACTTTGCTTTCTTCAAGTCTTCAATACCGTTTTTCCTATCGTACCTAGTGACGTACTTCAAAACGTTTATCCGGTGGAAGCCTTTCAACTGCTCAACAGGTAATTGCATTTCAGCAAATCCGATAACGTCGATTCCGTTTTTATGATAATGATCGGGTGTGTTGATAATGTCATCACTTTTAATAGTCACGTTCTCTCCCCCGATTTATTACTCACTCCATGCGCATCTTTCCATCTTCCAAATCTATTCCCGCCAACACCGAGTAGTTTCCAAATGTCGATGTCCCGCAGCCTTGCACGTTTCAACTGCTCATACATTTCCACTGTAAGATTATCGGTTGTTATGCCTGTAAGGTCGGGAATCGCGATAACTTCTAGTTCTGCTGTTTTTCGTGGAGATACTAATTTGTTTAATTTAATACCTAGCGCACGTACTTTGACAGCAGAATTACATGTACACCTAGACTTTTCAACTGGCGTGTAACCAGCGTCCAAGTGACAGAACTTACATCGTAATTTATCCAATCTATCATTCTCAGCTAAGATTTTGAGTCGGGATTTGCGCATTTCAAGTTTCGTGAGTTTTGCCATTCTGCACACCACCTTTCAATGCTTGACGAGCTTTATTTCCGTCATCTTCCATTACTTTAGATTCCGTCAAATAACTACCAGGGTAATCCGCGATGTAAAGGTTGTTCTCTGTATCTGCGTAAAATTCCAACGCTTCACGCAATCGCTTGTTTTCATATTTTCTCTTTTCTAGCTCCATCAACATAGGAAGTGCTTTTGTTTTATACAATTCCTTTTCCAGCGCCTGCGCCCGTTCAGCTTGTTCGATTAATCTATTCAAAACATCATATTCAACCTCGCATATACAGGAATCCTTTCTTATCCATTCATGATTTCCCAAGGCTTTTTTAGCAAACTTAATTACTTCAGCATTCGTTTCATTCATCTTCTTCCCTCCCCTTCTGAACCATCCCAGAACCCTTGCAAACTAAGCAAGATTCGGTTAGATATAAGCTTCCCCCCAATGTTCCAATCCCCTTGCACGACTTGCACATGATGGTTGTTGGGCATATTGGTATTTCGTATGGATTATGCATTAGATTCGTCCTCAAAACTGATAAATGATTCAACCGGATAAACCCCTTCGATTTTCCCCTGGGCATACAGCTCGTCCACAGTGATCATTTCCCCTTTATAAGGAACGACTGAAGACGGACGCATTACGATTATTGGACCGTCGTCTGTCATTAGGATGTCTTGATGTTTGATCTTCACAGTTGCTACGGTCGGCTGCTGTTGCGGTAGTTCTATTGAAAATGACAACCGAGTCACCTCTCCATTCTTTAATCCGAGCCAATACGACAACCCTAATATCAATCCACCACCAACGATTAACAGGAGTGCTTCCCCTAGTGTCATTTGAGTCATTTTGGTACCACCTTCCATCCCTGTTTTTTCATCCATAACAATTCCGATTTCCCGAATTGATCGTACAACCACGCCCTTTGAATCCCTTCTAAGCGAGTAATCAAACAGAAAGTTTTATTGTTCATGGCATTCCGGTACACGTCTCATACGCGCCACATGCTTTTCATACGTCGTAGATGCACCGCGCTTGGACTCTACATAGCGTTCGATTAACACAAATCCACGCGATTCATTGTCAGCAATTCGCATATTCAATTCAGTTTCATTTTTAGCTGAAACAGGAATTATTATGTTTGGATCAAATGGTTTGCGCCATGGTGATTTCGACATTTAGAATGCACCTCGCTTCAAGTGTTCTCGCATCTGATAATAAAAGTGGTGATAGATGTAATTTCCGCTGTATAACTTGTCCAAGAATACTATTGAGAAGTTGTAACGTGCTTCGAACGTTTTGAGTGTTCCGAGTAATGCTTTCGGGTCATATTTCGACCTGTATTTACCTTTCAAGATAGCTTCGTAACCGTCTTTGTCCTCCACAATCAAGACAAATGGGTTTTGGCTTGCGCGGATCAATTCGTTTTCAAATGCCGTTCGAGTATCTTTTTGTAAATTACCTGTAATTTCATCAATGTGAGCCTTTCGTTCTAAGCAACTATTTAAATACAAATCTCTTGGAATACCCAACTCTGGATTAGCAGGAATCATTGCTGAATAATCGCCCGTTTTAAGAGTCTGTATTTTTAACGGGATACTTTTGGCTCTGAAATACTCAAGAATATGACCATTAACCTGTTCACGCGTATCTACAACAATCGTCATCGTTTTTAGGATTTTATTTAATTCAGTTTCTGTATAGTGATAGCGAATCATTTAACCACCTCTTCATAAGTCTGAAGCCATTTACCTGTAGATTCATCACGATTATAAGTAGCAATTCCGCCACAGTTATGGCAGTTGATAGTTAATCCTTCATGTATTTCGCTAGTGTATCGTTTTATTTCAGCGTTGAAATTGTCAGTCATACCCTGCATACGCCATGTAATATCGTCATAGCAACTGAAACACAATCCTTCTTTCATTCACTAACACCCCCTAGTAATTCAGGGTTTTCGTATATACTTCCAATCCGCGAATTCTTGTGAGTGCTGTCGTGATACGTTTCCCAGAATTCTCCCTTTCCATCAGTCAATTCAATCGTGTTCTTTTTATGCCGAATAAAAATAGCTTTTCTGTAGGGATTCCTTTCGCCAGCCCAACCATTTTCGATAATGTCACCAAAATGAAACTTAATCTTCTTCAATCTGATTACCTCCCTCTCTCGACACACTAGTAAGCCGTACATCTGACCTAAACACAATTCGATATAAACACTCACCTTGCAACTAAGTCGGCTGTAATCGCTCGTAAACTACTTATTTTGACTAGCATATAAAACGGCTTGCTCATAAAATTTAAGTTTCATAGAATTTGATTCGTCGTTTTCGTATTCTCGATAGTCTGCATAAATATCATTCCAACCGTTTTTCGCTAGAACAACAGTCCAATCGTGCAAAATCATCAACGAATCATAATCAGCGCATAACCATTCGTTCATTTTTTCGTTCTTTTGCCATCCACAGAATAGGTGAAGCCCCTTTTGCATCGTCTTATCTTCTGCGGAAGCTTTCTCCCAAGATCCAAACCACTTTTCTATTTCACCAAAAATCGGTTCAGCAGCTTTCAATATTTCGACAGGAATTAAATTTGCGTTTTTCAATGCAAGCCGTCCGTCTGACTCATCCCGATACATTTCAACGCCACATTTCCATATAGCTGATAAAACTTTTAATGCTTGCATGGCAGTAGATTCACTCCCCTCGTTACTAGATAGTTATCACGATTCGCTAAAACAAGCTTTAAAGTAACGAAAACAGCCCTTAAACAACCAACAGTTATCTAAAGTAACTCGTCGTAAATTCTGTCGTACCAATGGTTTAAGTCTATTTCCGACTTAAAAAGTTAACATGGTTATCGGGATTTCTGGTTGTAGCGTACTAATAGGTAAGTTCTATATATATATTTTTTTTATATTTTAAAGTTATAGAAATACCAATAACTATAGTAACTAAAGTACTTGATAACCCTTCTCTAACCATTGACACTATTGACTTTTCGAGAAATTACTAAAAGTTATCGAAGCGTTAAAAAGGTACTAAGTGAGCTTAAAACCACCTGTTTCAGCGTTTTCGGTAACGTCTTTAGTAACGGGAGCTCGCTCATATAAGGTAATTCCCGTTAAAAACATCTTATTTCCAGCGCCTTTCACTTTTCCAAAACCTTTCGTTTCCAACATTCTGTAAAACGAACGATTCCCCAATGAGCGTTCACCGGAACCAAAACACCATTTGTCGTAAACGTTGTAAAGTTCTTTTGCTTCGATTCTAATTAATTCGTTTTTCGGTTCGACGATATAACAAACCTCGCTTAGAAAAGGCGCTAGAATATCCATATCCTCTTTGTAGTTGCCTGTCGCTTCTGCCACAACACGTGGTTCTTTCAACCCCGACTTCTGCCACTTCAAGCAGCCGGCAAGCACCCAATTTAAGATGCCAGGCATTTCTAGCGATAACTTTTCTTCTAATTTCTTATCCCGTTCGTGTGGCTTCAAATTTAAAGTGAATGGGATAATTTTTACCCTTCGCCAGATCCCGTCATCTACACCGCCAATTATTGGTTTGTGATTCGTTGTGAAGAAAACTTTAAACTCAGGTGTAAACTCAAAGAATTCTTGTCGTAGGAATCGGGCCAAAAGTGGTTCGCCACCAGTTATTGTTTTAACAAGTGATTCCTGCAGCTTCTCGCCTTCTTCGGATTCCACAGCGGAAACGAATCTGGAATTGACTAGCCGCGCAATATCGTTATTTGCTCCAGCATCCTTCTTTTTAATGAATGTATTGGAGTTAGTTTGCAGTCCGTAATCACCCATTATTTTTTTGATGATATTCACGAATGTTGATTTACCATTGGATCCGCCACCGACTAGGAAGTATATGGACTGCTCGGATATATCTGCAGTTAACGAATATCCTGCCAACCGCTGCATGTATTCAATCAAGTCATTATCACCTTTGAATATTTGATTTAAAAATAACATCCACTCAGGACATTCCGCTTTTTCATCGAATATCACATTCGTGATTTTAGTTAAATTCAATTCACGATCATGCGGCTGCAACTTGCCTGTTTCCAAATTCAAGATTCCGTTTTCAAGGTTGAATAAGTATTTGTGTTTGTCGAATTCATTCCGTTCACCTGGGACAAGTGGCATCAAATCCTTGATACTATTCATACGGATATTTCGACGTTCACACATACGGGCCCACTTGATTTCCATTTCGTCACCCGACTTGTATAAGCCGCGAAGAACTTTATTCGTAATCCGCTCAATTTCCTTCTTAGTGTCGTAACGCCAACGTTTTCCATCCCATATGAGCCAACCCATTTCACCGACATATTTGATGGTATGGCCGTATTCATACGCGATTCGTTCGGCGTTTCCTAATTCGGTTAGTCGGAATTTCTTACTTGGTTTGTCCTCCACAACCTCATCATTGTGGAAGTCGAAAGAAAATTCATCGTATTGTTGCCTGTCGTCCAATATTGTAGATGTGGTGGATGAAATAGCTTCTACAATCGTTCGTTCTCCATATGTTTCACCACTTGAATGATGAATAATATCCCATTTATCTCGTACTAGACTTGTTTCACGGAACATTGCATCCATGCGAGGTGCTGATTTACCTGTCCAAAAAGCTAGATAATTACATAAAGCTAAGTCACTTGAAGAGTGGTCATTATTGATTAAATTTCCGTTGTACAAGCTGCGTATTTCATCGCCACTTTTTGAGCGGAACATTCTTTCCCAAAGTGATTCATTCGATATTTTGATTTCATCATTTTCGAAATCTGCTAGATTAACGCGTCCCTCTATATCGCTATCATCGAAATACTTCTCGAATACTTCAGCCAGTTCATCCGTGCGATCATAAACGTCATTTGAGTTTTCACGATTGCCGGTAAATGTGAAGTACCTTCCATATGAATAGATTTCTAATCCGTGCTGCGTGTTTTTTCGACCGGTTCCCAATACATTCTGTGGAAGGCCACCTTTGATAATGATGTGTAAACCTTTTCCGGATGGACTGAACTCTGTATAACTATCCAATGTGTCGATGATTTCAGTAGCAAACGTATTCGGTTTGTCATCCACAACACAGTTATCTATATCGATACCAATGTAGTTGTCTTGCCGGCTGAAAACGAAGCCTATGCCGCTGTAGTCACCCTCTAAATAAAATTTGACGGCCGTTGCGAACGTGGACCACGTGCTACGGTTATTCGCTTGGGCCATTTCACCATCCGATTGATATGGAACCTTTGTTGGCTTGCCATCCCTTGACTCTGACCGCCAGAGTATCCATTGAGGTAGGGCTTTAAGCTCTGACGGTATGCTGTTAAAATCATAAAGTTCTTTCATAGTTGCCCTCCTGTATTTTTTTAGAAATTACTCATTCACTCCTTCGACCTTGACGCCTAGTATTTTGAGTGTTTTTTCGATTGCTTCTACCGTAATCTTGGCTTCGACTTCTCCGTCCAGGTGGTAACCCCATATGTGCTGTTGTTCCCGATACCATTTAAGGATTTTTTCTTCTGGCGTTTGCTCGACTTCGTAACCAAATCTTGCAATTTGCATCATTTCATCAATACCGATAGTATCCAAAACTTTTAAGCGAGGATAACCATCAACCCAAGCATTTCCGGTATCGATTGTTCGAATATGTTGAGCAACGAATTGATTCATTCCTAATTGAGCAACAATTTTTCCCAATGCTTCTGCAACTTCACGACTAACCTTCACTTTTTCAATCGATTTTCTTAGTTGCTGTAATTCAGTCATAATTTGTTCGTCATGTTCTCGAACTGACATTTATTCCACCTCATTCACTGTTTTTGGGTAAAAAAAAGAGAAGCCTGCAAAACAGACCTCTCTATGAAATTTTAATTAGAACGGAAGATCATCATCACCCACGACAATAGCCGGTCCCGATTGTAGTGGTGGATTGACTACGGAAGCATCGTAATATTTCGCTTTAGCAGACGTGCGTTTTTGTTTCACGCCATCAACAACCGCATCGTATTCCTCGTGTTTAATAGTGATGACTAAATGTTTATTGATAAGTTGTGAAGCCATATCATCAGGTGATGTAAATTGATGATTGTTATTAAACCCAGTTGCTTTTAATAGAGAGTTCACGATTTTTACAGATACTTCGTGAGAGAATGTGAATGTGTTGTAAAGAACCTTTGCGCCCTGGTGATTTTGCGGGACATCTGAACGAATCTCGAAATCTACTGTTAGTTTCGGAACTTTCTTTTGCGTCAAACCAGCCACCGCATTAACAACTGTTGCTTCATACTTACCTTCCGCGACCAACTCAAAACCAGTACCTACGTTTTCTACATCGAATTTGAAAAATGACATTATTTAGTTCCCCCTGTTTTATCATTATTTGTGGATGGTAGAAGGAAAATCTCTTCCTGCTTGCATCCCTTACGATTGTCCAATTGATTTTTTGCATAAATGCTGTTAGTTCCTTCTAATACAAAACCTCGGCCGCCATCTTCTTTTATCATCAAACGACCAACTACATCGCACAGACCGAGTACGTTATTTAATATCTTGCCGTTGATTTGCGGATACGAGCGATTGTACTGTTGACCGTCTGATGATGTATATAAATCTGAAGTTTCCCATGCTGTAAATACAATGCGATCTGCCATGTTTTTTAACCATCGGAATGAATTGACTACGCGAAATTGCATCTTCTGATAATCACCTTGTGCCGGAACGCCTTGATTCTTTCCGATGAAACCTAGATGTGAAAGCAAGCACCTTTCTAATTCAGAAACATTGTCAATTGCAATATTGTCATATTGACCTTTGATAGTTTTTAAATGAGCAAGCAAGCCTTCCCAATATTCCCACGTGTTTTGATTGTCGACGTAAATGATGTCGATATTCGGATTACCTTTTAACACGTGACTTGTTCGGTCAATATCGAGTACCAAAGTTTTGCCAGGAAGAAAGTTTAGAGTATGTGTCTTGCCTAATCCTGGTGGACAATAAGTTAAATATGTTTTGCCGGACTTATCTGTGATTCCTTCTGCATTGTGTGTGCTAAAATCAAATTGTTCCGTCATGCCTTCCACACCTTTCTATTAAAATGGCACTGCTTCATTCAATTTGAAAGCATCGTCCGCATCATCGGGTACTTCAACTTCCACTTCATCCAAACTCATTTGATTCGGATCTACTTGAAATGTTCCGTCACCATCTTGTGTAACTTTCACGCCATCGTGAACTATTCTTTCTGCTTCATTTTGAACCGCTGCACTTTCCATGATTTCTTTCGGGACATTGTAGCTGTACGTGATATCTACGAGAAAATACGTACCGAATTTATTATGCTTTTCGGTGATTTGCTGTTTCATCAGAAAACTACTTTCCTTCGCTTCTGAAACGATTTCTTCCGCCGCTTCATACGTGCTTGCATAATATTGTTGCTTTTGATTTAGTTGTTCGATTTGTTTTTTCGTCATTTTATTTTTCCCCTTTTATACCGTCATCCAAGACGGATATTTTGTTTGAACTTCTTCACCGATGATTCCCAACTGATTTCGTGATAGATCACACTTTTTGCATTGTATAGAGGGGATTACGTTGTCATGAAAGTTCCTGTCATCATAACCTCCACCTTTTTCTTCGTGTCCGCACCCTTCGCATTCAAAAATCGCTGAAAAGTCGCGTCTGCTTTGACTTGTAATTTGTTTGATTTTCAATATGATTTCCCCCTATTATCGAATCCGTAATGATTCGCCTTGTGATATTTGTGCACCTTCATACTCAAATCCATCTTTAATGGATTCCATCAATAACTTTTTATTCAAGGTCGGTTTTTGTTCATCGAAGAATATCTCTGGAATCAATGACTCGTCCACAACTTTTAATGAAGGTGGATTCTTCTGCACAGTGAATGTGAATTTTTCGCCTTTCACCTTCTGCTGATTTGTAGAAGACATCGCGAAATGCATTGATTCTTTCATCCGTTTGATTCCGTTTTCCATTGTCTTACGGCGATCACCTAAACGTTTTTCTTCACCTTTTAAACCTTCAACATCTGATTCGATATTGCGGATTACCATTGCATAGCCTTCAAGCTTCTCTTCTATTGCGCCTTCTACAGTTTCTAAGATTCCGCTAAGGTCATCTGCTCCCTCTTCAATCATTTGTTGAATCTGAGCATATGAGCCAGTCAAATCATATAAGGTAGCCATTATGTGTCCTCCCGTGTTATATTTTTAATAAATTGTGGTAAACTATTGTGTGTGAGTTGTCGAGCGTCCGTTGGTAGCGGGCGCTTTTATTCATTTTGTAACCCTTCTAATTTCTGATATGCATCCCCTAAATCTTCTTCTAAGTTTTCGATTTTCTGTTTCATATTTTCGTAGTCCTGTTTATCAACCATTACGTAATTATCTAAATCGACTTCCAGCGACAAATACTTCCGTACAGAACGTTGAGACGCTTCGATTTTGAAGTCAAAACTACCGCCTTCTTCCGCTGAATCTATATACAATTCAACTTCTGCATCTAAATCAAATTCAAGCAATTCGACAATCAAATCTTTTACTTCCACCTTTTCCACCTCCCCTCAATCAATTTTCTTTCTTACGTTCAACAGTCAATTTCCGAAGCAATGAAGAATACATAACATCTTCCAACGCCTGTCCATCAATTGTGTGGATGGATAATTTATTCAATTGATTGATGATAGCCTTCCTCTTCAGCTGCTTCATCATCGACATTTGCATAATAGCCCTCCATGAATGCTTTGACTTCTTCCATTGCGTCAATAATTCCTAACACACGTTGCTGCATAAGCTTGTACTCTTTCTGACTTTCAATTAATGCTAGTTCGCCGAATGGTAATGAGCTGCCTTCCATTGCATCAATCGCAATACCGGTCAATTCGTCATCCTCTCGAGCTGCCAACTTTTCAAGATGTTCAATAAGTTTATTCCGTTCATCCACAATCCTCTGTTCAAGGTCAGGGAATTCAAGCCACTCTTCCATATTTGCAAATAGAACATTTCCACGAGATTTCATAGTTTTTTCATTGTAATAAGAATTGTAGTTTCCATTGTCGTCCACAGTTAGAACTGCATCGACCTCGTCATTTAAAAAATCGATTGATATTACTTTTAATTTTCTACCTAAAATATTTAATCTAGCTTTCATTCTCCTGCCACTCTCCATTCAGCTAATCCGATTTTTATTAAATGTTCTCCAAGATGTTCTGGATTGCAATACAACTCTCCGCCATGATGTACCTTGTAATCTTTTTCATAGACTTCATCTTTGCAATATTTGCACAGGTCATGTACGGGTGGTTCGGGTCGGTCATAGCCTGTACTCATTGTGTGGACGACTGACGGATGTTCCAT